GCCTGAGGGATACCAGAAAACTTACCCTTGAGCTCCTTAGGCAACTGACCCTTATCAATATGGATGTCAAAGAAGATGTAGCCACTGTTATCCTTGATTATGGAGAAGGTAGCCTTAGTCTTCTCTGGACATGTGATAGTAGCTGTGGTTCCGTGTTTACTTAAGTCATAGTTAATGTTTACCATAGTGGGGTCTCTTTGTTGCACGTTTGGTTTTAAACATGTCATTCTGGACATATGATTTATGTCGTTTAGAGGATTGTTCAATCTTAGGGTCAGCGCCACCCTTAAGTATAGAGAAGCAGTTAGACTTAGCCTCTGCTAACAAGTATGGTGACATGGTATCATCTAGGTCAGGTACGTGGGTGTCATCAATGACGAAGACTGGATAAGTGGTGCCATAGGCCCTAGACTTAGCTGCAGTGAGTGTAGTGTCCACTGTGGAGTCGTGGGCATCCATAACAATGTACTTGTCATCAAATGAAGTGTAGCAGCTAGGCATACGGTCATTAAAGATATGTAGCTTAGTGCCAGCTGTCTTATCGTCAACAACAGTGACTGTAGTGCCACCGCTCTGAGCATCTGAACGTTTGATGAACTCAAGTGGCTCGATGAAGTCTACTGTAGAATACTCAAAGGTACCAGCAGCTGACACATCATACCAGACTGTAGTTACCTCCTTGACATTCTCAGGGTATTGGAAGTGAGTGGGAAAGGCTGTATCCGATAAGGCAGTTAATTTAATGAAGCTATCGTGCTCAGGTATAGCCCTAGCAGCAATGAGATTATAGAATGTGTTCTCTACAATACTAGCTACCTGCATAGCCTCAACACTCTCCGAGATGGCATTAACTTCCTCAGAGTCCATGTCTGACAGAATGTTCTGTACAATCTCTAACAAGTTCTTCTTAATCGCCATACTTAGATACTCCCACTTGAGAGCATTGTGATAAATATTCTAGGGTCTGTAATGGTTACTGTCCCTGAGTCTGTTGTCAAGTATACTTGACCCCCATTAGCTACAAAGGTAGTTCCACAGAATACTGGAAAGGCTACCTGAAGCTGGTATGGGACTGAACGACCTGTGCCTAAGTAAGATGTTACAATAGTGTTCGTAGCTCCCGTACCAGTGCCACCAATATCAAGATCTACAATAATCTCTGTTGGGCTACCTGACTCTGCAGTAATTGGTAAGTCAATACGTACCTGATAAGAGTCACCAGCGTTAATAGGTGTAATCTTGTCGTTTGTTGTGTCCCATAGGGAAGCTGATCCACGGATCTCTCGTGGTAGGTATGTTTCTATAGTAGAGGTAGCACCATCGTTTTGCATAAGTATGCCACCAGTAGTAATTGTCTGAGCACCATCATGGTTGTACTGCCCCCAACCTACAGGTAGGTACTTCATAGTACCTGAGCCAGCACCATCAGCTACATAGACCTGCCCAGCAGCTGCAGCAGCAACGTCCTTAGGCTCATGGAGAAAGGCTCCTGTTAAAGTACTGTGATTTACGTTAGCCATTTATGTCTCCAAGTTTAATGGCAAATAGCCATACGTTATTACAATTGTTAAAACAAAGGGGCCGTTAAGCCCCTAAGTTAGTTTTTATACTTCGATGTACTCAATTACAAGCTTAGCAACACCAGCTGTAAACGTACCAGTGTTTGCAGTGTAGACATAGGCATCAAGAGCACCTACACCATTTACACCACCAACCAAGGCTCCGTTACACAGGACTGCCTTATTAGCAGCCAAGGCAGAAGTAGCCACAGCAGCATCAATACCATCAGCATCAATAGCAGAACCATCCTTCTCGGCTAGGCCAAAGTTGATTGATGTTCCACCAGCAGCTGCAGTAGTTGCTACCAATGTTGCAGACTTAATCCAAGAACCAGCAGGGATGTAAGTATCGTTCACTTGTACTGCACGAGCAACCGTCAGGTCAATATCGACTACAATAGTCTTAAGTGAAGAGACAGCAGTTAAGCCGCCCTCACGAGTCTGACCTTGCTCTTCGTGCATGAGGACGGTTAGACCGTCAGCGTTAATCCAAGACATAATATATTCTCCTTCTATTAAACGTTTGTTTTAGAAACAACACGAACCATGTTTTCAGGACGGAACAACTTCACACCATAACGGGCAGTCATGACATACTCATCACGCTGGAAGTCTTTGTTGTACTCATAGTCCACATCAGGCTCTTGTCTCCAAGCACCTACAAGTGGGGCCGCACGTTCATCAGCTGAGAAGAACAAGTTAGCCTTACCATTAACTGTACCAAAGTCTACACCAGCATCAGCAGCTGTAGGTAGGGCACCATCAGTGATATCCTTAAGGTAGTTAGATGTATAGACATCAAAGCCATACACGTTCTTAACAAACTTCATGCCAGAAGCAATGCCATCAGAGACAATACCTTCCCAGCGTGGGTTATCAGAGACGTTAGTCAATGCAGTCAAAGTATTGAGAGTGAACTCAACAGAAGGATCACAGATTGCAATCAGGTTAGTATCAGGGGCATTACCCTTCTTCAGTGAGTAACGTGCTCGTGCAAAGTCATCCACTTGAATAACTGCACCAGTACCACCAGCTGCCCAACGATGCTCAATACCATCAATTGCTTCATTGGAGTTAGCAGACACGCCAACCTCAGGAGCAGCAAGAGTAGTAGTTTCAAAGTGAGCCATAATAGCACGTTCCATCTCAGGGACAAAACGAGATACTAGCTGAGCCATGTAGAAGGCATCCTGCTTAGCTTTCTTTGTGATATACGTTGCACTAGACAGGTACTTGTCAATTGAGAACTGGAACTCACCAGTGTCAAGAGGACGGTACTGTACGGCATTATCTTCTGCATAGTCATCAACTTGTGCTTGACCAATAGAAGGGATTGTGAACGTATCGCCATCAGGGAAGCCTTCGAGCATACGTACGTACTTCTGCGCCATCATTTCATCACGCAGGATTTCTTTGAGCTCACTGGACCAAATCTCGTCACGGATCAGCAAGTTAGTATTACTAGTGTTCATACCAGCCATTGTTATATTCCTTTAGTTATTGTTGATTTTAAGTGTTACCGAACTTATCACCTAGGCGCTGCTTATCTAGCATCATCTGTTGTTGCGTCTTAGGGTTAAAATATAAGCTTCGATCTTTTCGACGTAAGTCTTGGTAGTATTTCCAGTCCTTAACGCCACTCGACTGAAGACCTACCGCTGCAGTGTTCACCGTACCAGCCGTATTAATTGCCTTAACAGGTGCTTCACCAACCAGAGCCATGAAAGCTGTAGGTGACTCAGACGCAATCTCTTCCATTCGTGAAATAGACAGTCCAAGCTCTTTAGCCTTCTTAGCAACGACAGCATTAGCCTCAGTACCGTATCTCTCGACAAGAGTAGTGCTAACAGAGTCAACATTACTTTGGGTATTAAGTTTCTGCTCCCGTTCAGTTAGGGTCTTCTCAACAAGGCTTGCTAATTCATCTTCCGTAAAGTCTTTGCTGGTGTTGCCTTCCGTTACGCCACTTGTAAGTCCGTCTGCAGGGTTTCCCTCAGTGGAGTCGGGTGCCTTGTCCTGCAGTTGTGCGAGTAGTTGTGCAGAGTAGTCCTGCTTACTAAGGTCTGTCCTAAGTTCAGACAATTGAGCCTCTAAAGACTTAATATGAGTGTCTGCCTCAAGTTTACCCTTGGCAAGTACTTCAGGATCATTCCATACAGCACCTCGTTCGCCTACGATCTTCTCTAGAAAGGTTGGTTCACCTGTCGTTGTATCGTTTAGCTCAATTACTACACCCTCAGCTGTTACTGTAGATGTGTTAGTCTCTTCATTGAATACTGACATTGTTGTTATTTAGTCCCTTGGTTGAGGTCTATAAGTTTCAGGATATCACTAATAACGGCATTATACTCATTGTTAGCAATCTGTTGATATTCCCAGTTAGGAGTGGCGTAGTCTCGTACAGCCTCTTTCTTCTGGTATGTGTGTTTAATGACCTTGGTTAAGTCATCAAATGCGTTACGGTAGCCTAGGACTTGTTCCTCACGGGCTTCCTTGTCTGTAGTGTGTCCCTTAAACCATGATGTTTGCATTACTCTAAACCCTTAGTTTTTATGATACAACACTTTGGTATTGATACAACACCAGAAATATCATCACTGTCTTCACCTGTAAGTTGGGAGGCTATTGTTATAGACTTCTTATCCTCATAGATAACCCAACCTACTGAGTTAACAGTATGTAGTCCGTGATGCAACTCCTGTGCTGAGACCCACCCTGATACATTGGGTGAGTGGCTATCTAACCACTTGAGGTGAACTAACTTAGGGTTCATGTCTTATACCCCTGCATCAGCTGCGGCTTGCATACTGTCTTCACTAGCCAACTCAGCCTCCTGCATCATCTGTTGTGTTTCTAATTGTTCTGTTACCGCAATGTTCTCTGCAAATAAGCTAGGCTCTCCTAACTCTGTAGCAACGATACGTGCGAACTCCTTACCAGACAAGTGAGCTGCCACTGAAGGGTCCTGAGCCTTAATCTGATACAGCTGTGTGAGGTTCTGTACCCTACGTGCCCTCTCAGCAAAGTGTCTAGCTCCAAGGGGTACAATCTTACCCTTAGCAGTGATGTCTCCCTTAGTAATGGTCTGGAACAGTTGGAACCCTGTAGCATCATCTAAGACCCTAATGGTATCCTGACTGTTCATGTTACGTCTTGCCTGTTCTAGCATTGAGTTTAAGATCCACTCTAGGAATGTTCGTTCTAAGTGTGAAGTCTTGTGTTGGAAGATACGGCTTGAAGAGTTCTCTAGGGACTGTACCTCAAAGGCTGTCTTTTCTCCTGGAGTTCTAATGCCCATTGCTTGTTTAGGGGCACCAGCTAATTCCTCCATACGCCGTTCTAGTTCCTGTATCTGCATGTCTGCTTGTAGGGCAGTGACCTCAGGCTGTAGGTAACCTACGTCACCCTCTTCACCTAAGTAGATCCGACCTCCAGGCTCAAAGTCAAAGTCCTCTACGTCACCCTTGATCTTAAGCATAGGGTATGCCACCTGATCGAATACATCAGCCTTAAGGTTCTCTAAGTGGTCAATACGGTACTGAAGTCCAATAAGGTTATCCAGAGGACCCATTGCATATAAGTTGTCCGGTCTAGGTCTCCAGCCTGAGTGGAATATAGGAGAGTTACCTAACCATGAAGGCTCTTCAACATTACTGAGGACATATGCCCTATCTAGGACAGTGATAACTCGGTTAGTCATTAGTTCATTAGTGTGTATGTCATACATATCACCATAGAAGGTCAGGATCTCAACATAGTCAGAGTCGTAGTACTGTTGTATATTAGAGAAGCCATCAGCTACAAAGCCATCAGACTTTTCCATATTACCATCTGTTGTACGTACAGAGGCACGAGTAGCAAGCATCTTATCAAAGACACCCTTCATACTCTCGTCACCCTTGTCAATCATACGCTTAACTTCACCAAGTGTCTTGATAGACTTAATGATCTTAGGTGAGTCTGCAAACTTAGCTGCAGCAGGATTGAAACAAATATCATAAGGGCTGATACGTCTAGCCATAGGCCCTGTGTACTGTGGTGTGAACTCTCCGTCCTCTTGGATTGTGTAATTGTCTACCCACTCTACAATGGCGAAACAGTTGCCGTACAGAACCCAGTCTGATAGTAGTGTGTTGAACTCATCTACAAACCTTGACTGAGATACCTTGTTTTCCATATAGGCTTGCATGACATCACGTTTAGCCTTAGAAGCATCATCCTGAGTATCTGCCTCCCACTTCATCCACTTCATCTGAGGAAACAGGGTGTTAAAGTAGTTGGCTAGAAGGTTATCATATATCTGTGTGAGCTTAGGTGTTGTTGTAGTGTTAGACCAAGGTAGGATGGCATTAGCTGTAGTCTGAGTGTCTGTAGCAAACACATAGTTACGTGCCTCCTTAGTGTTCTCAACCCAGTCGTTGCGTAGCATTGACCATGTGGACCACTGGTTAGCAATCTCAACACCCAAGTTATCAGGGTCTACAAGGTGCTCTACATCAATTGTTGTTACCATTATCTACTACCTGCTCTGAATTTATTATCTGCCCATACAATGTTGGACTTAGTGTTTCTATTAAGGGACCTTGTTGGTTTAATTGCCATATCAACAGCAGTAGCCAACGCATCCTTAACATCATCATGTGGTGGGTTACGAGAGCTTAACTCGTCTTCCAAGTACTGAGTGTTGCCACCTCTGTAATGCCACATAGACATGTTATCGTATCTAGGCTCTAGAATTGAACTAATACGCTCTTCCTTGTTACCCTGTTGTTTATTAGGTCTGTATTCCTCAATTGACAGTGACAAACCATGTTGCTTGACCAGTTCCTTTAGCTGCTTAACAATAGCTAACTGAGCTACTGAAACCTCAGCCCTCATCTTCTTAAAGAACCACTTAGTGTGGGCATCAAAGATATGTTCAAAGTACTCTGCTATGCGGTCTGTCCTAAACCTGTCAATATCAATCACATACACGTTGTTCTCAGCATCAATGCCAATAGTCACCAGTGCAGTGTAGTCAGCCTTGGTTGACAAACTAAATGCAAAGTCAATAGCTGCATATACATTAAGCTTGTTACCCTTGTAGTACCAGTAGCTACCCTTGAGTTCCAAGTGCTTCCGGTCATAGTATTGTATCTTATCTCTACTTACAGGTACGTTATCAGGATCTGAGGGATCATTGTAGTACTGTGCCCTAAACTGAGCCCTGTCCAAGTACTTACCTGACTTCTTAGCCAAAGTCTTAATGTCAAAACCAAACCACTTACCATCCTTACGTTGCTGCTTAGGCCATAGGAACTGACCAGTGCCATCACCAATGTCCTCCACAGGACGCTCAAAGACCTCGTAAATAGGTGCTTCACCAACCTGACTACCCTCGTCGTCATAGAGGACCTCCCGCATCTCCATAAGATCATTATACAAGTCCTTACTGTGGTAACGAGTACCTACTACCCACTCCTCAGCGTCTGCCCCTTCAATAGAGGCTAACAGGGAGTACTGGCTTTTAACCTTATTACGTCCCTCTTGAGTTAGGGCATTCTCAGCAACTACAATGTCATCAAGAACAGCAATATCACAGTGAAGACCTGTGAGGCTAGTTGTGAGTCCACCAGTAAATACTGCTGGTTCCCGTATGTTCTCTTTCTTACGTAGCGGATGATCTAAGCCTACTTCTGTGTTTGTCCACTTAGTACGTTTACCCTTGTCTACATCGAGATGATCAGGCCAGTACCGTTTAAAGATGGGAGTATCAATGATACCCTTAATGAAGTCTAATTGTTTCTCTGCAAGGTTAGAGGTAGCTGAGATGTACAAGACACGTATAGTAGGGTCCTTAGCAATGCGCTGAGCCACCCTATATGCCACTAACCGAGACTTACCATGATCACGAGGGAACAGCAGTAGTTGGAAGTCCTTAGAGTCTGAACGTTCCCACCAGTCTATAGCCTCCCTATGACAACCACCTAAGACTTGCTGTGGAGCTACTAATGAGATAAAGAATGCTAGGTCCGTCTCTGCTTTTTCTCTAATCTCATCAGATGTCATAGTGAGTCTTTACCTTCGTCATGTTCTATTGAACGTTTTAAATGTCCTGGGTCTATCCACTCCAACACATAACCAACATAGCGCCAGTACCACTTATGTTGACCCTTAGCAGCCCTAGATGATATAGTTTCATCAGGGTCACCACCTATGAGTACATTAAGGAACTGGTCTAAGCTAATTAAGATATTAAAGAGATAGTGTCGCAAGGACGGTCTCAATCTCCAGCATAGTTGTAGCTGAGTTAATGGTTGCTGACTTACCACGAGCTGCTACATGAGCTGTGTTGATGTGTGCAAGTAAACCCAAACCTACTGACTGCATCTGGGCAGCATCAAGGGTAATAGGGGAGCCATCTGACAGACTCCAGACGATACTGAAGTCCTGACTAGCAATTGTAGCCATAAGAGCTCCCTGTGAGGCACCATCAATGTTTGCTTTGGACTCACCATCTGCAGAGAACTCACCTAAGCCAGCTACTGTGAAGGGTAGAGCAGCCTGTTCCTTACGCCAGTCAACAACCTTGTCATTAGCGATTAGTTTAGCCATGTCTACATCTACTTCAATGGCATTACCCACAAGCTGCCATGCTGCCCTGAAGATACGGTCTGTAGGAACTGTTACTGAGCCTAAGTCAACAACCTGACCGTCCACGTTAATTAATGATGTTGTCATTATGCTGCATTCTCCATTGTTGATTGATCTAGTTTCCAAGAGTTTCGATAAGTTCGGTCTGAGGGGATCATGTCTCGTTTAACTATTTTCATTATTGTTCTATTACCTCGGTAGTCTCGCCATACGCTT